AATATTAGACGGATGGCCGAGAGGGGGGATTTGAATTAAAGATATGTCTTCTAAATTACACATATGCCATTGGTACTCATACTATATATGAGGACCCGATTTATAGGAGAGTTATGCTGAGTACCGGTTGAGGAGAGAGAATGGCACCTCCCAAGCGATTTCAAATAAATGCGAAGAATTACTTCCTCACTTATCCACAGTGCTCTCTCACGAAGGAGGAAGCACTTTCCCAATTACGAAGCTTACGCACGCCCACGAACCAGAAATACATCAAAGTTTGTCGTGAGTTACACGAGGATGGGCAACCTCATCTGCATGCCCTCATTCAGTTCGAGGGCAAATACAAGTGCCAAAATCAGCGATTCTTCGATCTGGTCTCCCCAACTCGATCAACACATTTCCATCCAAACGTTCAGGGAGCTAAGTCGTGTTCCGACGTCAAGTCCTACATCGAGAAGGACGGTGATAGCATCGAGTGGGGAGAGTTCCAGGTCGACGGACGTAGTGCTAGAGGCGGCTGCCATAAGGCTAATGACGCAGCCGCCGAGGCGTTAAACGCAGGTTCCGCTGAAGCTGCGTTGGCTATTATTAAGGAGAAACTCCCCAAAGATTATATATTTCAATATCATAATATCAAGGCTAATTTGGATAAGATCTTCCAAGCTCCTCCGGAGGTTTATGTTTCTCCCTTCTGTGCTTCCTCCTTCACTCAGGTTCCTGATGAACTTCAACGATGGGCATCGGCGAACGTGATGGATGCCGCTGCGCGGCCGTGGAGGCCGAGTAGTATAATAGTCGAGGGTGATAGTCGGACGGGCAAGACAATGTGGGCCCGTTCATTGGGACCACACAATTATTTGTGTGGACATCTCGACCTCAGTCCAAAAGTGTACAGCAATTCGGCTTGGTACAACGTCATTGATGACGTCGATCCGCATTATCTAAAGCACTTTAAAGAGTTCATGGGGGCCCAGCGTGACTGGCAAAGCAACACGAAGTACGGGAAGCCGATTCAAATTAAAGGCGGCATTCCGACAATCTTCCTGTGCAATCCAGGGCCGACGTCTTCATATAAAGAATACTTGGACGAAGATAAGAATATCTCTCTGAAAGCCTGGGCTCTAAAGAATGCCGCCTTCTGCACGCTCACCCAGCCGCTCTACTCAAGTGCCGATCAAAGTTCAACACCGAATCGGGAAGAAGAAAGCCATTCGGCGCAAAAGGATTGACCTCGAGTGCGGCTGCTCATTCTACCTGCACATCGACTGCGCATTGAATGGATTTGCGCACAGGGGAACTCATCACTGCGCATCAAGCGCAGAATTCCGTCTTTATCTGGGAGCTGACAAATCCCCTCTATTTCAAGATAGTCGACCACATAGAGAGGCCGTTCAACTCGAACCACGACATATTATCAATTCAAATCCGGTTCAACCACAACCTCCGGAAAGCATTGGGGATTCACAAGTGTTTCCTGAACTTCCAAGTCTGGACGACCTTACGTCCTCAGACTGGTCGTTTCTTGAGAGTCTTTAGGACACAAGTGCTTAAGTATCTAGATAGCGTTCATGTAATTTCAATTAATTTTGTCGTCAGAGCCGTTGCTCATGTACTGAACGACGTCCTTACGGGGACGATAGATGTAATTGAGAATCACGAAATAAAGTTCAATCTTTATTAATTAATGACCGAATCGTAGAAATACATACGTATTTTCAAACTAGCATAGACAGGGTTGGAAGCATGCGTGCATGCCATGTATAGTAATAATGCATTCTCGGTGTGATTCTCGTACTTAGCCGCTTCCTGATGGTTGTAAGTCACGTGGTGGTTGAGGCGGAAAAACCGCTTAACAATAGCGGCCTCCTTACATCCGGAAGGTCCTCCTGTAACCGTTACCTGAAACCGTCTCAGGACCTGGTAGCGATCACGCTTGTCGTTCATCACCGTTGCAGTACTGGGTTCATTGTCGAACATGTTAAATACCTGACCAAAGTCCTGAGGACTACTTCCGTAAGGACGTCTATCTCTAACTAACCAGAACAGACACGTGTTAGTATGGTTGGACTTCTTAACATTCTCATCCATCCAAACCTTACCTAGTACATACACGGACTTAATACAGAAACGTTTGCCGGTACGGTGGGTAAGACCCCCACCCCTAGTGACATCGCTAAGACACCTAACGTTACCGGTATGTACAACGGAATCGCGCTGATCAAACGACTGGATCTTACATGGACCCTCACAACCTCGAGGAACATCAGGACTTCTGTACATCCTGTACATTCTGGGCTTTCGGTAACTGGGCCGGTAGGTCCATGACCGTCGTTTGTTTGTGCCTTGGACAATGGGGACAGCAACACGGTTGGTATATGGGCTGTCGAAGTTCAGCCTTCGACGCACCTTCGAAACGGGCGTGGAAATGATGATATCTGCGGGTCGCTTCGACATAGTCCCTGGCCCGTATCACGGATATCAAATCTCGGACTAAATCGTGGCCCAATGTATTGGGCTCGTACGTATCCTCCACGGCCTGCAGATACTTTACGGCCAACATACAACGAAACCCATGGACGGAATCCGGAAATTCATTTAGCAGTGGATCCCACATATTGCAATAATGCTTGGGTGGGGACCAAGTATATAAGGACAAAGTAAAAACATATAGACACGAGGGTTCGTTGCTATTGGCCGACATCGGATAGTGGGCGGGACCACTTCTTTCGGTTAAAGCGTACATCTGGGACACGTGTACGGCTGTAAAATAGCGGGCGGCCATCCGGT